ATGAGTTATATACATATAGAAAACTTTTAGATTTAGCAGGTCAGATTAAAGATGCTTGGAATTACGATGGGTTCTTGATTGACCCATATAACTCACTCGTAAAGGACAAAGAAATCTTAAAAGGTGTAGGAGGACACGAATACGACTATCAAGCAACAACTGAGATGCGAATCTTTTGTAAGACACGAAAAGTAAGTATATGGTTAAACACCCACGCTTCTACCGATGCTCTTAGAAAAGCACATAATGATAAACACGAGTACGCAGGACACCCAGTAACACCGATGGCAAGTGATGTAGAAGGAGGAGGTAAGTTTGTTAATAGAGCAGATGACTTCCTTGTGATACATCGTTATATTCAACACGCTACTGATTGGATGTTCTCTATGATACACATTAGAAAAGTGAAAGATGTGGATACTGGTGGAAGACCAACAAGTTTAGACCACCCAATACGAATGAGGTCAGTTCCTAACAATGTGGGATTCTCAATCGAAGGGGAAAACATATTACACAAAATAAAAGAGAAAGTATGATTTTTAGTTTTAATGATTTGAATGTAAATTTTCAGTTGATACCATTGCACGGATTAGCAATAGGAGGACTGTACTATGACCCAAACCTTGAACCTGATAGGGAAGAGGATGTTGAAGAAGAGGAGTTCTATTCTCAGATAACTCTTATGTTTTTATTTTTCGGACTACATATTACAATCTGGAGAGAATGAGCATCCTCGAACTTGCATTCAAAAGACATAAGAACTGGATAGACATAGTCGTATCGTTTGGATGTAATCGAGACACCGCAGAAGATTTAGTAATGGAGATGTATATCAAGATTGATAGACTTGCATCTTCGGGAACGGATTTGATGTACAAGGATGACATTAACTACTTTTATGTGTTTAAGGTCTTATCCACTATGTTCTTGGATTTGAAACGCAAGGAGGCTAAAACCACTATTGTTAATTTAGATAGTGTAAGTGAGATTTCTACCGAGCAAGATTTGACTAACTACGAGGAGAAGTATCAAGATGTATTAGATGCTTTTGACCAGTTGTATTGGTACGATAAAAAGGTATATGAGATTATAGATGATGGTTTAAGTATAAGCGAACTATCAAGGAAAACTAAAATATCTTACTACTCCCTTTATAATACTTTCAATAAGGTAAAGAAGTTCTTAAAATCACAATTATGAAAATAGGATGTTATATTAAACTTGGAACGATGGTTCACGCAATAACCGAACTGGTAACTTTTGGTAATGCGTATGAGGTTGCATTTTGGGTAGCAAGGAAACTTGGTTACGAATCTTGCGGATGCTACGAGAGAGAATTATGGTTGAACTCTTTAACTTGTAATTGTGGGGATGACAATTAAAATGACAGAGAAAGATTGGGATACTTGGTCGAATGCTGGTATAAACTTAGTAAGAATCGAACCTAATCAATTAGCTATTATAGCAGAGTTTCACGCTAAGTATTTTAACCACAAATACCATAGACCTTGTGGGTGTAACAAAAAAGAAATCAAGAGGTGGATTGAAGACCTCAACCTAATTTTTCAGAATGGATTTGAATAAAGTACATAAGTGGGAACAAACAACAGTTTTAATCTTAAACCTTGATGGATGGGAATTAGAGTGGTGTGGTGGTCAATATGAGTTCTATGATGCAAAAGGAAAAACCCCAAAAGGAATTGATTGTGTTATAGAGATGAAGTTCAGAAAGAAATACTACGAGACCAAGATGCTTGAGAAAGCAAAATACGATAGACTTATGGCACTACCAGAGGATGTATTGAAGTTCTACTTTGTGAATGACCCTAAAGGGAACTATTTGTTTTGGCTGAACGAGATTAAGATGCCTGAAACAGATGAGTTGTACTGCCCTGACACTACGATATGGACTAAGAAACGAATGGACAAAGAAGTCTATCTTTTACAAGAATCACAAGCTACAATTATAAACCTTAATCAATGAGTCGAAGAAACACATACGCTCACATAAGTGATAATAGGTATGAGGAGACTCTAAGCAAGGGGAATAAAACCGAGCGAGAGTTTATGGACTTAATGATAAGTAGAGGGAATGTAGTATTAGAAGCTACCGATGAAGAAGATATGTATAAGCACATTGATTTCTTTGTGAACGGAGATGGTGTAGATATTAAGGGGAATAAAAAGAGTTATGACATTTGGCTTGAGGTTCAGAATGTCTTTGGTGGAAAAGGTTGGTTATGTGGAGAGGCTAAGTGGATTGTGTTTGATTTGGTTGATGTAAACGCATACTACATCTATAAGAGAATCGACTTACTGAAATGGGTTATCGAAAACACATCAGAGAACACAACCGATAGGAATGACTACTTAAAGTACTACACCAGAGAAAAGTTCGGAGGAAAAGATAAAGTTGTTAGATGCAATGAATCACATATAAATCATTTACTAATTCAAAAAATAAACTATGCGAGGTAATGCCTTACACTACGAAGCTACTGGAGAGTATGACTTGATTGACATAATCTCAGACTACAAACTTAATTTCAATCGAGGTAATGTATTAAAGTATGTTATCAGAGCAGGAAGAAAGGATGATGAACTCCAAGACTTAAACAAGGCTTTGGACTATATACAAAGAGAGATTGCGTATGTACGAGAACTAAGAGATGAAGAATTAGAGAAAACTTTAAACCCATAAATATGCCACTAATCAAACCACTACCGACAGACACTCAGCAAGAGTTTATCTCAAGATGTATGGCAAACCCTAAGATGATAGGGGAGTATCCAAGAGAAGACCAAAGACTTGCGGTGTGTTACACAACTTGGAGAGACAAGTAATTAAGAGGGGAACAAAAGTTCCTCTTTTTTTTGTTTATTCGAAAATGTTAATTACATTTGAAATATGAATACGGTACAACGCAACTTATTAAAACTCCAGAGTGATTCAGATATTCTGATGTTGCTTGGTCTTGCTAAGAAATGGAGAAGCCAATCGGAGAATGAAGACATCAAAGAAATGGCTGATACTGTTTTGAGACTTAGTGCATACTTATCTTCTCTTCATTTAGAAAGATATTCTTTTGATAGGTTGTTAAGTGAATCAATGGCGAGTTCTCACAGAATGCTTGAGAGAGCGGAACGGGCTGAGATTCGAATCAAAGAACTTGAGGATGAATTAAACAAATATAAACTAAAAGACAAATTAGGACTATGAGTGTACAAGAATGGGGATGGATAGATGACCCCGAAAACGAAGTAGAACACACTTGCAAGATGTGTGACGCGCCAATGAGTAGAGAAGGATATTGTTCAACAGAATGTTTTAACGCAGATATAGACGATGAATGATTTAGAACCAGATTACAAGAAAGAGTACGAAGAACTTATGAATAAGGTAGAGTTCTTTGCAGAGATTGTTACGCTTGTTGGTGTAGTGTGTATCATAGCGTTTTGTTTAAACCTAATCATTAGAAACATATAGATTCACCAAATAACGATATATTCAGTGAATTAATTCACCAAAATTATGAAAGCGATTTTAAATAATGTATTTTTAGCCTTCATTACAATCACTCATACACCGCTTGTATTAATCTTAGTGGTGATAAACTTAATAGACTATGGAAGAAAGAGATTGGTGGAATCAAGGAATCAATCCTATAACTGGTTACAAAGTAGATAATAGAAGAGACCCAGTAGAAGAAGAAAGGAAATATCATATGCAAGGCTATGGGTATAAACGAGAATGACCTTATCGAACTTGGATTCGAAAAAATAGAATACGGACATTATTATAACTATGAACGAGGAGATTTATTATCTTGCGACAATGATGACCCAAACAGATGGTATATAGTTTATCAGTTCCCACACGGAGCAGGAGTCGTACACAACTTAAAACTTTTAAAACAACTAATAAAAAGAATAGATGAAATCAATAACGCTTCTTGATGGCAAACAATGGAACAAGGAAGACTTGTTAAAAGAAATGCAGAATGATGAGTTCTACTATGGGTACTTATCTAAGGCAGCACTTTCGAGTTCTTCTCTTAAACTCTTACTAAGTTCACCAAAGACTTATAAGTATGTATCACAATACGGAAACGCAGAATCACAAGCACTAAGAGATGGATGGTTATTCCATACCGCAATCTTAGAACCAGATGTATTCAACGCTCAGAAGTTTATCGATGTAGAATCTAAGAACACGAAGGCTTATAAGGAAGCGAAACTTGAGTTCGGTAAGGTGTTTACTAAATCCGAAAAGAGAGATGCTGAGAGATTAGCAGATGCGTTCTTTAGAAACGAGAAAGCACTCCAGTACATTACTAACTGCGAGTTTGAAGTTCCAGAGATAGGAGAAGTGTTTGGACTGCCTTTTAGAGGTAAGGCGGATGTGCTTGGCGAGAATCGAGTAGTAGATTTAAAAACAACAACAGACATCAAAGCATTCCCGTACTCTGCTAAGAAATACGGATATGATGTACAATGCTTTTTATACTGCAATTTATTTAACATAAGTTACAAGGACTTTACTTTCATAGCACTTGATAAGAGTAGTTTAGACATTGCGATATATCATTGCTCAGAAGAGTTCTACTACGATGGAGAGAGAAAGGTAGAAGAAGCGATTGAGATTTACGACTTATTCTTTTTGCAAGGAATTGATACAGACCAATACTATATTGAAGGGATATTATGAGAGAACAAATGCCAAGCAAACAGAAAATATGGGAGTATTGGTTTGATAAAATTTTAAAAGACAAACCAAACTATATATATGATTATAATGAAATTTCTTGTTTTGCTTGTGGAAGAACAAATGGAATAGAAAGGTCTCACTTGGTCGCTCACATATACGGAGGCGATGAATCGATTGATAATCTACACTTATTATGTAGGTCTTGCCATTTTTCTACTGAGGGATTATATCAGATAGACCCGAATCATTATTATGCATATCTTCGATTTAAGAAAAGCTACGATATTGAGCATTATGAAATAATAAAAAAAATGTATGACAACTAAGACACGAGAACTAATAAATACAATAGAGAATAACTTCGGAGTAAACTTATTCGATAAGACAAGACTCAGAGGAGTAATAGAAGCAAGAGCGTTATTCATTCACATCCTAAGAGATTATCACAAGATGCGATTAATAGACATCCAAAGAGTATTTGCCGAGAAAGGATACTCAATCCATCACGCTACACTCTTACACGCTGAGAAGAACTTTAACGACTATCTAAGATTCTCTCCAGACCTAAGACAACTAACGGAAATGGTTTTAAATAGTTACGACAAGAAAACATCATTTAAGATACAATACATCAAAAACTCATTAAACGACATTACAGAGGAGAAATTAAATCAAATGTACGAATACATCAAAGAGGCTAAGATATGACCACAGAAACGCTTAGAATCGCTTTAGAGACCTTCTACGAATCAGGAGGATATTGGATAACTACAAATACACTACAAGATGACAATAACGAACGAGGATAATATGCAACTGATGGCAAGATACCCTGATAAGTATTTTGACTTAGCGATAGTAGACCCACCTTATGGTATTGATGCTGATAAAAACGCACACAAAAATGGAGTTAATTGCAAGTCAAATGGTTTTGCTGAATATAAATTAAGTGAATGGGATAGTAATATACCTGATGAAAATTATTTTAATGAATTATTTAGAGTAAGCAAAGAACAAATAGTTTGGGGTGGTAATTATATGACTGAATTTTTACCGCCAAGTATGTGTTGGATTTTATGGGATAAAGGACAAAGAAACTTTAGTTTTGCTGATGGAGAATTAGCTTGGACTTCTTTTAATAAAGCATTACGAATTTTTGAAATGCCAAGAGGTACTGCTTTGTTTGATGCAAAAAATAATGGTGGCAAAATACACCCAACACAAAAACCTGTAAAGTTATACGAGTGGCTACTTATGAACTACGCTAAAGAAGGAGGTAAGATACTCGACACGCATTTAGGTTCAGGAAGTATAGCAATAGCTTGTCACAATCTGGGGTTCGAATTAACCGCTTGTGAACTCGATAAGGACTATTACGAAGCTGCTATGAAACGATTAGAACAACACAAACAACAATTAACAATCTTCTAAGATATGACTACACAACAGAGAATTGATATGATTTACTACTACGAGAATGTATTAGAGAACGCTCTATCAGAAACTCATATAGAATACGCAAAGCAAATGATTCATCAACTAAGAAATGATTTCTCAGACTACCCACTAAGATACGAAGCACTTAAAAGACCTTCAGCGGCAAGACCAGTAAAGTGTGAATCAAATGGAGAGACTTACCAATCACTAAAGGAAGCAGCAGATAGCATAGGTATAAATAGAAACTTAGCATCAGAAATGATTAGAGGACTAAGATTTAATAGATACGGACTATCTTATGTAAACCAAAGAAACAAAAACCAATTCGCATCTAAGAAGATATATTGTGCTATAAACAATAAGACATATAAATCTATCGGAGAAGCTACAAAGGATTTAAACATACACAGAAATACAATACAAGGACAACTCAAAGGAAAGATAACAAACAAACTTAAACTGAGTTATGTTGAAAAGTAGTGATTTTTAGCGTTATATATAAAAACGATGATGTTCTTTATTTACTTGCCTAAGTATTTAGCCGAAGGGTAGAGTTTAATCGTTCTCTACCTTTTTTTTGATTTACAATTTTGACAGACAGACACTAAAAAAGAAACATTCTAAATAATGAAAGATAAAGATACATTTCTCAAAGCATTTAAGTTAAACAACTGCAATATCTCAAAGAGTTGTGAGGCTGCGAACATAAGCAGACAGACTTTCTATAATTGGAAAGAAGATGATGATGATTTCAGACAAGAGGTAGTAGCGTGTGAGGAGGCTTTGCTTGACTTAGCGGAATCTAAACTAATGGAGAACATTAACAAGGGAGCAACACCTGAACTCATATTCTACCTAAAGACAAAAGGTAAGAAACGAGGATATGTAGAAAGACAAGAGATAACTGGTTCAGAAGGAAAGAAGTTATTTGAAATCGAAATTATAAAGAATGAGACTAAAGACTAATGTTGTCTTTGAGCATTTAGATATATCTGATAAGAAGATTATTGCCGAGCAAGGTGGTACTCGTTCTGGAAAGACCTACAACATATTAATGTGGATTATCTTCAGGTACTCAATTAACCATACTGGAGAAACCATCACAATAGTTAGAAAGACATTCCCATCGGTTCGTGCAACTGTTATGAGGGATTTCTTTGATATTCTAAGGAAGTATGAACTCTACTCAGAAGACAACCATTCTAAGAGTGCTAACGAGTACATCTTAAACGACAACCTCATCGAGTTTATATCGTTAGACCAACCTCAGAAAATCAGAGGTAGGAAAAGAGATTTGCTATTCATTAACGAAGCTAACGAACTAACATACGAGGATTGGCAACAATTAGTATTTAGAACATCGGGTAGAATCATCTTAGACTTTAACCCATCGGATGAATACTCTTGGATATATGACAAGGTTCAAACAAGAGAAGACTGCGACTTTTATATCACCACCTATAAAGACAATCCATTCTTAGATTCGGCTATCGTAGAAGAGATAGAAAGACTTAAAGAAACCGATGAGACTTATTGGCAGATTTACGGACTTGGTCAAAGGGGAATATCTAAAGCAACTATCTTTCAGTTCCAAGAATCAGAAGTTCCAGAGGATGCGGAGTTCTTATCTGCTGGATTAGACTTCGGATATAACGACCCTACTACTTATGTTGAGGTGTATCGTAAAGAGAATAGTCTATACGCAAAAGAGATGTTATATAGAACTGGGATGACTGGTTATGATATAGCGAAGTATCTTAAAGAAGTAGAGTTGAAAGGTATAATCTATGCGGACTCAGCGAGACCTGAAATCATAGAAGAACTCAGAAGAATGGGAATACCTATCAGACCAACTAAGAAAGGTGCTAACTCTGTTCACGCAGGAATCGATGTACTCAAAAGACATAAGCTAAATGTCATAGGGGATAACTTTGTCCAAGAGATGAGAAACTACAAATGGATAGAAGACAGAAGTGGTAAACTAACCAACATTCCACAAGATGGAAACGACCACTTAATAGATGCGTTTAGGTATGCGACTTACAATGTACTAAGCAAACCAAATTACGGAACATACGCAATCAGATAAAAAAAGTTTGGTAGATTAAAAATGATTAGTATATTTGTATCAATAAACAAGACAGATATGAAAAAGTTTTTACAAAGAGACCCAATGAACATCTTTTACTTGCTTAGTTTTTACGCAGTAGGGATGATAGTAATGATAGGATTTATGTTATTAGGTTCAGCAATACAATCAATTTAGTTAAGGTTAATTTTTAGTCAGAGAGGGGATAGCAGAGATGTTGTCCCTTTTTTGTTTTAAAATAGGTCTAAAATATCGTTATATAGTTATGAAGATTGAAGTTATTATACCAAGCGAATTATCTGAGATTACTCTTGACCAATATCAGAGGTATGTCAAGATACAAGATAATGAAACTGATGAGAAGTTCCTACAAAGCAAGATGCTTGAAATCTTTTGTGGGATTAAACTCACAGACACGATGAAAATGAAGATGAGTGATGTAAACGCTATCACCGTAATCTTGTCAGAGATGTTTGATTCTAAACCTTCCTTAGTTCGTAAGTTCAAGATGAAAGGTGTGGAGTACGGATTCATTCCAAACTTAGATGAGATAAGTCTTGGTGAATACATTGACTTAGATACCTACTTAGGTGATTGGGAGAATATGCACAGAGCAATGGCAGTTCTATACAGACCTATCAAAGATAAATACGGAGAGAGATACAACATCGCAGACTACGAAGCTGGTGATGGTGATGTAATGAAGGATATGCCAATGGATGCGGTTATAAGTTCGGTGCTTTTTTTTTACCATTTAGGGATGGACTTATCTCAAGCTATGATGAACTATTTGGAGGAGTCTCAGGAGACACGCTTAGTGCAGTATCTCAGTTCGGACAAAAGTGGGGTTGGTATCAATCAATTTACTCACTCGCTCAAGGGGATATTACAAGATTTGAGAATATCACTAAACTAACCGCTCACGAGTGTTTTATGATGTTGTCATTTTTGAAAGAGAAGAACGATATAGAAGCAAGACAAATTAAAAGTAAGATATGAACACGGGAATAAGAGGATTTTATTTACTCACCGATTTGATTAAGGAACAACTCCTAAACGATGAGGATGTAAACACAGTAACATTCGGAGACATTACTGAGGTGGATTTATACAAGCAAAGTATATTTCCACTTTCTCATTTGATAGTAAACTCAGTTACAAGCGGAGAAAATACACTATCGTTTAACATCAGTATCTTATCGATGGATATTGTAGACCAAAGCAAAGAGGAAACCGTAGATAGATTCGTGGGCAACAATAACGAGCAAGATGTGTTCAATACGCAACTCGCAGTTCTTAATAAGTTGATTCAAAGACTAAGAATCGGAACATTATACCGAGACCTTTATCAAGTGGTAGGAGATGTAACCTTAGAGCCTTTTAAGGATAGGTTCGAGAACGAGTTAGCTGGATGGACTGCAACATTCGATGTAATGATTCAAAACGATATTAATGTCTGCTGATTTCAAGAGAACGCAAGATGAACTTAACCGCTTTGCTAAGTATGTCATTCAGCAATCGAGGACAAACTTAACTAAGGGGAGAAAGAATGTATCTGCTGACCTTTATAACTCTTTGGGATATGATTTGAATGTTAGTCCTAATTCGTTCAGCTTAGAGTTTTATATGGCTGATTATGGAGAGTTTCAGGACAAGGGGGTAAGTGGTACGAAAAAGAAATACAACACAATATACTCATACTCGAATAAGAAGCCTCCAATGCAACCATTAGCGGATTGGGCAAAGGCAAGAGGGATTAGACTAAGAGATGAGAAAGGAAAGTTTAAGAAAGGTAATTATAGAACGATAGGATTCATTTTACAAAAGAGTGTTTACGAGAAAGGTATAAAGCCTTCTTTATTTTTTACTAAGCCTTTTGAGAAAGCGTTTTTAAGATTACCCGAAGATATTACAGAAAGATTTGCATTAGATATAGATGACTTTTTAGACTTTACAAGATGAGTACAAAAATAAATGTTCGAAGCCCGTTTTATAGAAAGTATAGCGATGTTAATTTATCGTACGCTACTTTAAGCCTATATATATACGAAGGTGTTTTTTCAACTGACAAACCAGCATCCCCACAATACACTTTAGTAAAGTACCCTAAAGGTGCGGACACTTATGTGGTGTTTGAAATATCAGAGTTTGTAAAGGATTATCTTGATACTTCATTTGATGGCACTTACACGAGTCAGGCAGTATGGGTGGAATTAGACACTATTTTAACGCTCACTTCTGGAACATCAAGCAATAATAACGATTACATCGCTTACTCGGGGTACGGATACTTTGAAGATGGAGTCAATCCTCAACTAAACGAGGGTCTTTTAATGTCCAATAGAATTATTTACAGACTTGATGACAATAATGTTAGAGTACCAGTAGATACGGATATTACCAATTCGGTAACTTATTTCTACAACGGAGAGGTTAAGCGTTCTCAAACTATTTCAAGTTCTACTAATTCAAATGCTCAGATTGACTATGTGAGTGTTAGTGGAAATGATAATTCGGATAACTTTAAAGAAAGAGTTTTGTCTACTGGCGGTGTACTTGAGGATACAGCTTGTTTAAAAGCGTTCTTAGATACTTTAGATATAGGATTGGTAGATGAACTATGGGTGGCTACTGATAGTGG